TGTTGTTAAAAAGCGAGAGAGTAAAGCAGATCTTGGTTTATTGTGCACTCCCATACTCTCTCTATCTAGGCTTATCGAATAACTATTCAGTATCCTTTCCCACCTAGAATATCTTAGCGAGAGAGTAGTAATCCCTCATAGAGTACATCCTCTACTCTCTCTATCAGTTACAACCTAGCTAGGTGAAGGTTCAACCTTACATAACGCAACTGAATATCTATAGCCTAACTGATTCGCATTAGTGTGTCAAGAACTTAACTGGTTTATCCATAGTCCAACACAATGCACAGTCGGCACAACTCTTAGCCTTGCCTGTCTGTTCGGGACAAGCAACACCCTTTGTAGTAATCTCTTCTGAATTAGCAGACAGAGCATCTTCAGGCAGGTCTGAGTATCTAACTGCAAACCTGCCCCACTCTTCTCCTCTAAGGCGACCGATTGCGTCACCTATATCTGTGCCTGGATGCCAATGAGTATAACCCCATATAGCAAGTCCAGGAAATTTCTTCAAGCACATAGCCCAGAACTCTACATAATCTACAGAATAGAAATCACCAAGCACATGCAATCTTACAAGAAACCTCTCATGTTTCTTTTGTATAGCTGTAAGGTCTGCATATATCTTCTTGGTCAGTCCTTGTCCTGCAGTTAGTCTGTGTGCGAATGGCATATTGTTGCCATAACAATCATCCCAATGTCCACAACTACGAGGACAAGTAGCCCTCTCCTCTAGTGTCAATGTGTATATAGGTCTGCCTTTGTGTTTACCTTTAGTCACAGTCTTACCGAGCTTCTTGTTCTTCACAGGTTTCAATGCCTGATGAGGATAGAAGTCTACGACCTTGACTGACTTCAAGTAAATAGTTCTGCCATTTTTAATCTTGTCTAAAGATTCTTGTGAGTAATTTTTTTTCATATACTCATAGTAGGAGATTCGCTAGTCTGTGTCAACCACCAAGCAGGTGCAGGTACACCTTTGCCCCAAGCTGCGAAGTATCTCTTCTCTGCTAGGTAGTAGTTTCTGTATGCTTGCACATAGTCATCACACTTATAATCATCAGGCATACATTGCGGTGGATCTTGAAAGCCATTGTCTGCAAACATTACTGATTCATTTATCTTATCTAAAAGGTCACATGATATAACTTTAATTATTCGATTCGATTTGTGAGCCTTGCCAAACCTCTTTGTGTACTGCTGTGATATGGCTACTGCATGATCAAATGCCCACTCGAAGTGGGGCTGTGAGTCTCCAACCCATCTAGTCATAGGGTGGTTAGGATATGCTGGTTTATACAGTATGCTGTTCTCTCCTAAGTTTCTTTGGTATGCAGTAGATAACATCTGACAAGTCTCAAGCAACATCTTAGGTATGTGCTTATCACATAACATCTCTGCTGACTTCTCTGGTAATCTATCTAAAAAAAATATATTCATTTGTTCTCCTTTTCATTTGACTTTAAATTGATTTCATGCTATAAGAACCTGTGGTTCCGAGGGGGGTCTATATACTACCACTCATTTTAGCGACCATCTCTTTATATGTAGGTAAATCTATTTTAGGTCTACCACGAGGCTTACCTCGATTAGGTCTGAATGTAGGCTTACAAGCATCATTGCAATATTGTTTAGTAGTTTGCCATTTATTAATATCAAACTCAACACCACATGTTTTACAATTTTTTTTCATCTACCTAACCTCTTATTGATATACTTATATACTCTCCAACGATATATAAATTCTTCGTATAAATCTATAATGTATTTCATATTAAACCTAATATCCTTTTCTCCATAGCATTGTAATCTGGTAAGTCAACTTTTCTTTGTGGTTTCTTACGAGCTTTCTTAACAGGTATAACAGGTGTGGCTCTGTTAGCTTCTATGATAGGAAGTATCTGTCTGATTATATCTGGTCGTTGTAGAAATTTCATCATACAATCTTGAGAATGAAACTGCCAAGGGACAGGCTCACCTACTGGCTCACTATATTCTACGTAGTAATGCCCATCTTCTTCACCATAAGGCGTTGTATAATCTATTTTAAGATCTCCATTGCCAATACTTGTATACTCACGGCATCTGTAACCCAAGCCTTCAAGTCTTCTCAATTCTACTTCAGCCTCTTGTCTTGTGCCAAATACTCTGCGTTCATTTCTTAACTGCCAGTATCCGTACCACTTGTACCCACTACACCCAAACCATTGTTGTGTGTATGTGTGGTTCATTCGCTTACCACAGTTGGCACAGTAGATTTTAGGTCTGCCGTTCTTGTCTAGTTCTTGTGTCATTTTTCTTCTCCTTGTTTTGTTGTCGTTTTTGTTCTTTCTTTCTGAAGTGATCTACCCAGAAAGGATTTACTTTTGTATAAAAATTTTTATCGAACATATTTTGATTATAACAATTTACTCATGGTAGTCAAACTCCTCATGTGTGTTTGACACACACACGAATATTACATATATTTAAATTAATAATAACGCCAAACCAAGGAGGTACAAATGGCAAAAACCTTGATAGACAAAGATGTGAAGGAGAATATTATTCTCCCTCATGCTTTGAAAACTATCCACAATCTACCAAGTGATTACAAGGACACCTATGACGAAAACAAAAGTCAATGGGAATCTGCGTATCACAATGCGTGGAATGTGGCTAATCGCTACATCATAGCACACACACCACAAGACCAAGTGAATGCTATGCGTGAGATAAGCGATAAGAATAGATGGAATTGTTCTGGTTTACCAGTAAACAAATCTGTTCCAGACATAACTCTTGAGGACTTTAAAGATAAAGGACATGATAGCTTCAAGAGTACAATGGAAGGTGGTGGCTACTACAGTAGGTCAAGAGATATATTTCATCTTGATAGCTGTGTGCATTTCAATCTCATATCAATAGACGTAGATGGTATGGATAGAGAAGAAGCTACTGCTCGTTTCAATACCTACCCTAGTAGAGATACATTCGAGTTAGTCAATCACGATTACCTAAAAGAAAAAGGGGTTGGCTTTAAGAATGATGAGATTAACACAGAGTATAGACGAATGTCTTACAGTAGACAGAGAGACTATGACTCACAGGTTAATGCTCATGAGGCTTATACGAAGTGGGTAATTGATAACTTCAACGACAAGGTATGTATCAGACTGAATGTAGATTGCCACCATCAAAGTTTGGCAGTCCATGACGCAGGTGATTTCAATACCATCAAGCAAGAGAAGATACTTTGCGATAGAATGAACGCAGCTTTGAGTAATCTACAAGAAGAAAGAAAAGGTTACTACAATGATGTGCGTGGCATACTATCTAAGATACGAAGTGTTGAGGGCTTACTTGAATCACCACTCGGTAAGATGATGAAACCTATTGAGTCACAGATACGAGGAGCAGGAAACAATACTGCCCTTGCATTGACACCTCAAGCACAGTTCAGAATCAATAAGTTAAACAATGCCTTAGATGGTATTGATGACACACCACAAGAAGTGCCTAACGTAATTGTTCTACATGGAATGGCAGGTACTGCTTAATTAAATAGAAAGGTAAAACATTCTAGATAAAAGAAAACCCCACTAGTTAATTCTAGTGGGGTTTTTTATTGGGGGGATATATTATATATACTAAGGATAATTAGATTTATTAAAGATACTATAACTTTTCTTAGGCATACCCTCTAGCTCTTGCTGTTCATTCCTACATCTTATCCAGTTGTTTGCTTTATCTTTATCTGCAAAAGATGACTGAACTATAAAGCTATTAGGTAAAGTATCATAGTGTATTTCTTCTACGACTAACCACATATTTAACTCCTTTCTCTCCAAAGTTTACGCCAAGCCTAGATATTTGGAGACACTAGACTTGGGATCCTAGCTCTTACGAGCTTGAATATTATTCAATTGATTGTTCTATTTACATACATATCAATGAATGCTTTAAATGATAAACTAGATAAATTGAGCATGGTATCATCACACTCAAAGTATTCATTCATGGGGTAGCTATATATAGAAATCTCCCCATCTTGATTAACAAATAATTTACCACCTATGACATACAGATCATCTTTAGTTATTTTAAAACCAAAGTAGTCGCTGGTCAGTATGCCATGTATTATGTCAAGATCATCAATCATGCAAACTTAAAAATTAAGTACAGCACACCGAGAATAATAACGGCAGTTTCAAGTTTCCTAGTCTTTGGGGGAAACCTAAAGCCTTTCCATCTATATATCTTCATAGCATACCACCTGTGATTGATATTACAAAGAGCATAACTACTACAGCTATTGTCATTAAAAGTAATTCAACCATAGAACACCACCAATAATCCACCAATGATGGCAGTAGTAAATACGCAAGTGGCTATTATGAACTTACCAAACTCACTAAGGTAAGGATTGTTCTTGGGTTTTCTTCCTAGATTTAACATTAGTAGCACCCCCTTCTGAGCTCAGACATAATCTCTTTCATTACTTCGCTGATGTGTAGGGTTCTATGCTTTCTCTTTGGCTGTTGTATCTTGAGCCATCGAGCCTCTGCTTGTTTCTTATCTTCTTCACTAAACTTTGCATAGTGTTCATCAGATAAAACACCAGCTCCATTACAAGTGGGACAGGTCTTTGTTTCTGTTTGATCTTCAAAGATGTTAGTAAAGTATTTATAATACCCATTACCTTGACAGTCTGGGCAAGTGTTTAGTTTTTTTGTCATGTCCATATTGACACCAATACGACCATGATTAGAAGTGTTTCACACATTGTAGTCTCCTTTTTTTGTGTTAATTAATTATCTTAACACTAGCACTTAAGCTATTGATAGTCAAGGATATATTAGATTAGAAAAGAGCTGATGCCAATGGCAAAACAACAAGCACAAATACAAAAGCATTGGCTAACAAACTAAGTATCAAATCTGTTTCTTTATTATTTCTATTGTCTTTCATAAAAAAAATCTACCAAATGAATTAGGTAGTGTCAAGCATATAAAGTTCTGCTACGCCAAGTCGGTTGCAAATGACTGGATTTTTAACTTGCTTTTTACTCATAGCAAGTGATAATAAAAATATAGATTACTGATTTCAAAGGGTTTTTTTTGTGCGGACGCACTAGGAAAAGCAAATAAAAACAATCATTTAAGATTATTTAGTATTTGATTAAATGTGAAAAAAATGTTTTATTTGAATTAACTTTAAATCATAAATTTTTTTTGAAAGGAAAATTTAAACATGACTAAAAAATTAAATACACAAGATCTCAAACTTGAAAAAAAAGAGGCATTAGCAAAGTTTGCTAGTGAAAATTTGAAAGCAACAGTTGCCAGTACTTCAGCAAAAGTGATTGAAGAATTTGCAATTAAAATTCACGAATGGCTACAAGTTGAATATATCGGGGTTAGCCTAAACCCAGAACTAATCATTCAACAAATCTATGATCTTGCTAAATATAAAGGGCAACAAAAAGACGAATTCGGAATTATCACGAATGAAAGAAATACAACATTCGAAAAAAATGTTAGTAGATCTTATTTAGTTGCTGAAATTTGGTATTACAAAGAAGAAATTGCTGAAGATATAAACACAGTAAGATCACAATACTTATATTTTAAAAATAATAAAATTATAGGTTCTACTAATTACCATAAAATTAATGATGAAAGAGACTTTGCAAGATTATCATTAGAAGGAATAAAAGATTTTCATAGTAAAATTTTTAAAGATAATTCTGATGGAGCAAGTCGTCAAAAATCTTTACTGAAAAAAGTAAACGATCTTAATGAAGATACTTTTAATAAATTAATAAAAGCATTTGTTAGAACTCCATCAGCTAAAGATCAAAAGGCAGGAAGAAAAGAGGTCAGTTTTGATTATGAAAAATTTGCTTTATCTAGTCAGCAAGACTTTGAAGAAATCAGAGACGCAAGTTTAAATTTCTTATCGACTATAACTTTCTTTCAAGGTTTGATTTTATATTGTAATGATGACAATAACTTTGATCCGAATGATGTAGACAATACAACACCGCAAGTATCAGCAAAAGTATTGAAAGAGCATTTGCAAGTAATCAAATCACTTCAAGCTAAAATAACAAAAGCAAATACAAAGCCACAACATGATGGTGGAATTGAAGAGGCAAGTGACCAATCAAAAGTTGCCTAAATAAAAAACAATTAAAGAGCCATTGAATTAATTTTTGATGGCTCTTTTTTTATGCCTAAATTTTACCGCCAATATTATCATGTCAGCTCTTGTAGTTTAGAATGGTTCTAAAGTAGAAACACCCATAGCCACCCATTAAAGTTTTATTAATTGGTTTACAAAGTATCTCAAAAGATACGCAATCTTGTATGCCATGATTTCAAAAATAATAGAAACCATAAAAGAGAAATAGAAATTTTATTTTAGTTTACATTCAGATTTTACCTATATCACTTTGATATATTCTAAAAAGATATATATTACAATAACATAGGTACACCATGCAGGTCACCATGGGGGGTACCCTATATATCCTATACAGCATTGCTGGAAAATTACTAAATATCTTTGTAAACCACTTTGGTGGCCACATTAGTATGGATCCTTTCGGGCATTTATCTATGGAGTCCCTAATAGGAGTACCCTATATAATACATATAGGACCCTCGGGGGGGACCCTAATACCATTATACACCCCTATTTCGATTTTGTCAATAAAAAAATAAAAAATGTATTGACAGAATCGCTATCTGTGTGTATAATATATATAATTAGTAGTTACCAAAGGGTCACACACAATAAATACTAAAAAAACACATGGACATTCACGGTAACTACATGATATATATAGGTATTTTTGCATGGCGATAAGAAGAGTTAGGAAATATTGGCGACCTAGCCATTATCATCACTTTGATGAAAGCCATTTTAACAGCATATTTAGGAAAAAATCTAAAAAAAGTAACGATAACCAGTGCGAACAATCGAAGAAGACATTATCTCCTGGTCTAAAGACTTCTTAGAACTACCTAATGAGGAGCTAGGCAACAAACCTGTATGCCCTTATGCTAAAACAGCAAGGATATCTGGGCAAGTTGATATAGTTGTACAGGAATCTGGCGAAAAATTACTACAAACAGTTGTTAACCAATGTAATAACTTTAAACAATCTGGTAAAAAAATCTGTATTGTAGCCTGTCCAGACCTAGAGGTGACAGCAGATGAGCTAGATAGCTATGTGCATGCCCTCAATCACGTATTTGTGCCACAGGATGTATACCTTATGGCATCACACCCAGGAGATGATCTAGAACCAGTAGAGTTTTTAGAGAGTACAGACTGGGAATCAGACAATGAGTTTCTAATGGTTCTAATACAGCCATTCGAAGAGTTAGAAAAAGCAAGTTCTAACTTAAATAAAATAGGATTCTATGAATCTTGGCCACAAGACTACTATGAATCCACAGTAAACAAACGTAAAACTTATAGGAGACTACTATGCGAGGAATGAAAAAATCAGCAAAGAATAAGAAAAAAGACATGAAGAAAAAGAAAAAGAAAAACGTAAAAAAAAAGTAAAAAAATCAACTAAGAAAAAAGGTTTACTAATAGTAATATCATGACGACATTTGCAGAACTAGCAGAATTGTTAAAGACAAAATCTAAGGAGCAAGCCCATGCAACTAGATCTAGGACTAGAACTACCCGACAAGCAAAGAGAATCAAGAAAGAAAATAGAACTAATGTGTAAACATTGTGAACATAGTTGTCATTGCAGTAACGGAGGTAAATGCTCTAGCTGCCAATGCCTAAACTGTGAGCATAATGCATTAGATGATTTTTATAATAGATTAGATAAAGATGCTAACACCACAAACACAAAATAAGGAACTAAGTGATAAGCAAAAACAATTTCTTAAAAATTTATTTGGAGAAGCTCAAGGAGATCCTAAAGCAGCTGCAGAGCTGGCTGGGTACTCTCCTACATCGTATCCAAAAGTTGTACAAGGATTAAAAGATGAAATTATTGAAAGAGCTGAATCAGTATTGGCAGCCCATTCGCCAAAAGCTGCAATCAGTATGGCAAATGCGATTGACGATGATGGATCTATTCCTGGAGCGAATATCAGGATGGAAGCAGCAAAGCAAGTCTTGGATCGAGTCGGTCTTGTCAAAAAAGAAAAAATAGATATTAACGCAAAGGTTGCTCACGGTATCTTTATACTACCACCAAAGGAAGCATAATGGCAAAGAAAAAGAAATCAAAAAGTAAAAAAGGAAAAGCTGTACCCACTAATCCATCACTCTATGCAAGAGTGAAGGCTGAAGCTAAACGTAAGTTTAAAGTATACCCATCTGCTTACGCTAATGGCTGGTTAGTAAGAACGTATAAAAAAAGAGGTGGCGGATACAGGAGTTCCTAATGGCCAAACCAAAGGGAGGATTAACAGCCTGGTTTGGTAAAGGACCTAAAGGAGACTGGGTTGATATCAGTGCTCCAAAGAAAAAAGGAAAGTTTCAAGCCTGTGGACGTAAGTCAGCAAAAGGTGGAAGTAAAAGAGGCTATCCTAAATGCGTGCCAAGATCTAAAGCAAAGTCTATGTCATCAGGACAAATTAAAAGTGCTGTGTCTAGAAAGAGAGCTAAAGCACAAGGAGTTGGAGGCAAACCAACAAATGTTAAAACGATATTGAAAAAAAAATCAAATGGCAAAAGATCCAAAAAAAGGAACAGGTAAAAAGCCAAAAGGATCAGGTCGAAGATTATACACTGATGAGAATCCAAAAGATACAGTCAGTATAAAGTTTGCAACACCAGCTGATGCAAGAGCAACAGTTGCTAAAGTAAGAAAAGTTAAAAAATCTTATGCCCGTAAGATACAGATACTAACAGTAATGGAACAACGTGCAAAGGTTATGGGTAAAGACAAAGTTGTAAGTATTGCAAAAAAAGCTAAACAATCATTAAAGAGGAAACACAATGCCAAGAAAACTAACAAGTAGTCAAATGAAAATAGCAAGAGTTGCAGAACCTCGTGATAGAATCACGAAGGCAGACTTTGATAAATTAAAGAAGTCAAAGAAAAAGAAAAAAAAGAAAACTAGGAAAAATGGCTAAGACCCCAGCATGGCAAAGAAAAGAAGGAAAGAATCCAAAAGGCGGATTGAATGCTAAAGGCCGTGCATCTTATAATAAAGGTAAAACAAAAACAGGTAAGAAACGTAATCTTAAAGCACCAAGTAAAAAAGTAGGCAATAAAAGAAGAGCATCTTTTTGTGCAAGGATGAAGGGAATGAAGAAAAAACTAACTTCTAAAAAAACAGCTAATGATCCTAATTCAAGAATTAATAAATCATTACGAGCATGGAATTGTTAAATGTCTTTAGGACTTAAACGAAGAGTTGCAAGAACTATACCGTTTGGCTATAAAGTAAATGAAGAGGATGATAAGATGCTAGATCCTATTCCAGAAGAACTAGAAGCAATAGAACAAGCAAAGCAATATATTAAAAGTTGTTCCTATCGAGAAGTTGCTGGATGGATGGAAAGAAAAACTGGCAGATACATATCAGCTCCAGGTTTAAGAAAGGTGCTAGCAAGAAGTGAATGACATACTACCACCTAAACCAAAAAAGAAAAAAGTAGCTAAAGCAAAAAAATCAGCTAGAGCTAGCATTAGTGATATAGCTAAACAAGTACAAAAAGCAAAAGATAATTATCATAATGCACAAAAGAAATTAAAAAATAAAAAAGAAGTAATTAAAAAAGCTGACGATATATTAGAAAACAAACAAAATATATTTGTAGAAGAAGAGTTTGATAATGCTCCGCCAAATGTAAAAGAAGCAGTTAAAGAACAAGAAGTAATATTTGAACCAAACAGTGGACCTCAAACACAATTCTTAGCTGCATCAGAACGAGAAGTATTTTACGGTGGTGCACGAGGTGGTGGTAAATCATATGCAATGCTTATCGATCCACTACGATATTGTGATAAACAAAAGCATAGAGGTTTATTACTAAGACGATCAATGCCTGAGTTGAGAGATCTAATTAATCACTCACAACAATTATATCCTAAAGCATACCCTGGTGCTAAATGGAGAGAACAAGAAAAAGAATGGAGATTTCCGTCAGGGGCGAAAATAGAATTTGGATACGCTGAGAACACTACTGATGCACTTCGATATCAAGGTCAATCTTACACATGGATTGGAATCGATGAGCTACCACAATATCCCAATCCAGATATTTATAATTTTCTAAGGTCATCTCTTCGATCAGTAGATCCAGAGATACCAGTGTACATGAGAGCCACAGGCAATCCAGGCAACGTAGGATCAACATGGGTAAAAGAAATGTTTGTAGACCCAGCAGTTCCTAATACAAGATTTGATATTGAAATACAAACACCAGTTGGTAATAAAAAAATAACAAGAAGATTTATACCAGCTAAGTTACAAGATAATCCATATCTGATGCAAACAGAGGATTATTATATTATGCTAGCTTCTCTACCTGAAGTACAAAGAAAACAATTCTTAGATGGTGATTGGGGAGCTTATGAAGATGCAGCATTTCCAGAGTTTAATTTATCTGATCATGTTGTAGAACCATTTGAGATGCCGAACAACTGGCATAAGTTTAGAGCATGTGACTGGGGATATTCTTCACCTGCTTGTGTACTTTGGTTTGCTATAGATTTTGATA